TTTGTTTTCCTTTCTTTATCAAGAACCTTTCTTGATTTTCTTTATACTATAATCCTAGCAGGGGGGACTGACATTTAGGGGGGTTACTCGCTAGTATTCGCAAACTATTTTTGTGAGTTACACCACACTCACGCTCAAATCTAGAAATCTATGGGCTCGCTGTATGGACAAAACGGACATTTCTAAACCCTGGATCATACATCATAAAAATATATTAACATTTTGCTAAATCTGAAATAGTAGTTGACCAGAATCTACAAATATTATATAATTTTAACATGAATGAAATATGGAAAGAAGTACCAGAAATTATACAACGCAACGGTTCGTTTAAACCAGACAAGTATGAAGTATCAAACTTGGGGCGGGTAAGAACTAAAAAACAAAGATATGGCAAACCTAGAAAAGATACTGGTAAAAGAGCTGATCTATCTGAATATCGCTATTTAAGCGGAAGAAATGATGGAGTTGGATATATCCAGTATGAACTGTATGACGCAAAGTCAAACAGAAAAAATATTCGTGGACATGTATTAGTTATGCAGGCATTTGTAGGTGCACCTGGTAAAGGTCAGGTAGTCTGTCATTATGATGATGTTAAAAATAATAATCAGTTGACTAATTTAAGATACGATACTCAGAAAGCAAATCTTGCTGATATGGTAAGAAATAAACTTTCTAATAGTAAAATCTCTGATCTCTTGACATACGAAAATATGTAATGTTATACTTCCATAGGGGGGTCGGGGGGTCAGAAAATACAGAACATACAAAACATAAAACATATAACATATATAACATATATAGGAAGAGTGTAGCATATGAATGCAATATTAACATCAACGAAAAAAATATCATCAACATCTAAAATTTTATCTGTAGCTATACACTTTTCTATGTTACTTGCTAGTACACAATTAAATACTTTTATTATACAAATGGATCCACATACCTCTATACTTAGATATATATCTTAGTTGACTAGAATATATAGAGAGTATATAATAAAACAATGGCATCTAACCGATTAGTAACTTGCGATAAATGTGGGCGGGAAATCGAAGTAAGATCTGGATTTGCCCATATGACACTAAGCAATCATATTAAATCTTGTGGGAGTAAATAATGAAAAATATAACCGTAATAGGAGATTCTCATGCGAGTGCCTTGGGTGTTGGTTTATCGGAGGCAAAAAGACTATATAAGCTAGACATGGTTTCAAACCCTATAATATTTAGCGGTAGAAGTGCCTATAACCTAGACTACTCAATTTTAGACAGATCAAATATACAGGACGACACAACAATTCTTCTTAACTTTGGAGAATGCGATATTAGAAGGCATTTGCCTAAACATGATAATGCTAAGGAAGTAGTAGAAAAGTATGTAAACACTTCACTTAAATTCTTTGATGGGCTAGATATTGTATTTATGCTACCAACACCTCAAGCTATAGATCAGTTAACTTACGAGTTTAATTACAATAAAGACAATTGGCATATATTTGAAAGAAGATTTAAACAGCAAACTATTTTTTACGAAGCTTTAAGAAATTCTGGGCAGAAGATTATTGATATAGTCGATGCTATTGGTGTGGATCGCCTTGGTTGGGAAGAATCAGATGATGGTTGTCATTTAAAAAGAAGTATGTTGCTTGCACTTGGAGTATACATATATAATGCAGTTGACTAGAATATGAGGTATAATTAAACTATGGAACAATTAATTAAAGATTTTAAGGCTGCAATAGCAGATCCTGAAGTAAATCATAAGATATTTAAAAAGGCTATGGTTCAAACACCAAGTTGGCAAAACATGATGGACTATGTTGAGTTTTCAAGAACAGCAGGAAACTATAGATCTGACTTGCCAGGATTCTTTATCTTGCATGTTGGTTTAGATCACGATATATCTCATTTTAATGGAGTAGCAGAGTATCTTAAAATTATGAGTACAATTTATGCTCCAGAGGATGCAAATGAAAATTCTTTGGATTGGTCAACATCGCAGGCATGCCTTACATTTGTAATATCTGAAAATTATAGAGCAATTAAAGATCACAGTGGAATCAAAAAGCATACTGATACTACTGATACAATTCACTGGCAAGCAGTAGGTGCTACTATATGGACATTATTCCAAGATGGTGAAGCTCACGAATATTTAGTTGAACCTGGAGATATTGTTTTTATTAAATATGGTACAGAGCATGAAGTGGAGTCTATAACTCCTAGAGCAGGTATTGTTTATTCAGGTGGAGAGTATCATCCTAATAAGGATTGATATTAAAAAAGCGGGTTAGCTAAGAAATTTTCTTTGCTACAATTAAGCTATATGAGACACTCTTGTAGGTATTACCTAGTATGAAGTCCGAAAAGCTCTCTATAGCCAAACAGAAGTCTTATTTGGCTCAGTATATTAGAGATCTTAAGAATTCAACTGCTTGTATGGATTGCAAATTGATCTACCCATATTATGTCATGGACTTTGACCACGTAAGAGGTCAGAAGCAGGCAAATGTTATGGAATTGATCAAGACTCTATCCAAAAAGAAGATTGATGAAGAAATAGCTAAATGTGAGATAGTCTGTTCTAATTGTCATCGTATTAGGACTTATATAAGAAAGCAAAATAAATTGTGATAAAGTATTCTAAACTGTATAAATCTATAATCTATGTATCTTGGGTACTTATGGGTGTATATATTATATCTTGGCTATTGTAGGAAATCGCTAGGTTTTTCTCTGCCGCCCTTTTAAGGGTCTATGGGGTGTATCCACCAAATATGACCTGTTAGGGCCTTAAAACCCTCTTAAGGGGCTTATAAAGGATATTCTAGAAATTAGCACAGATTGGAATATGGGTCTTCTCTCGCCGACGCACTTTTTTTCGCACTTTTCATTTCGGGCTTTATGTAGTATACTTATAAGATATTAGACCATAGCTTGGTGGTCCAGCAAAAAGAAAGAGGGATTATGCTAGACAAAGATTTAAGGTTTAAGGGTAAGACTGGAATAATGCTGGGCGAAGATATCTACCTCTATAAAAATTTTTATGAAAATATTAACGAGATGGAAGAGACTCTTGCAGGGATGGCAGAAGAAGACTGGAAAACTCACGGTAACTATGAAGCAGAAGACCATTCGGATAGTATGTGGAATGATAGGCTAAGTTTAGATTTTATTGATAAGCGGTTTCACGGCAGTGTTATAAATTTCGTTAGCCCGCAATACTGGATACTTAGTCATAGCAACTTTATTAGAAGTAGACCTACTGACGAATCTGTAATTCAGGAAATGTCTCATTTTAAAAATATACCCTACTTGCTTGCTTACTATGCAGGAGATTTTGAAGGAGGAGAAATAGTTTTTAGTGATCTAGGAATAACTTACTCTCCGCAAAAAAATGATTTGCTTATATTTAAGCCTACCAAAATGGAAATTTTAAAGGTTAAGTCTGGAGTAAAGTATTCGTATATAGATTGTGTTATAGAGGCGCCAGGATATTTTATGGCTTAGTGTTTATGCTTATCGCAGACAACATTCATCCACGTTCCATTAGCTTTTCTATCTAGGTCTTCTTGGGTTCCCCATGCTGGGAAAGTTCCTGGATTCTTTTCTGCTCTTAGCGAAAAGTTACTGTAAACATATCTGATACCAGAAGTTACTTCTTTTGTTCCGTGTTCGTAAGGAGATTGAGCCCAGTGGATTGCAAGATCTCCTGGTTGAACTGGTACTACTAGGTAGTCATCTATATGTTCTTCTGTTGCATGTTTTCCATCTGACTGAATGTGTGGATAAAATAATTCTCCGCCTTCGAACTCCCCAAAGTATACACAAACACCATAGGATAAAACACAGCATGTGTGCCATCTGTCTTCCTGGGTTAGTAAGTCGTCCATTCCTTCGCCAGGATTATCATTGTGGACAAACATTCCCTTATCTCCTGGTTCCATTACAGCAAGATTTTGCTGTGGGTGTATTACAAACTCTGGAGCTAAAAATTCAGATACTTGGTCCCAGATTCTTGTAAGCTCTGGCATCTGAGGACCCTCTTTGTCGTTATACCAATCTATGGTGTTAACGTCCGTAGAAAATGCTTTTTCTTTTTTTCTATGTGGTTCCATCAAGGAATTGATGTATGCAACATCTTCTTTAGATATAAAGTTTTTATACAAATACACTTCATCAGCGTACTTAATTATATTTGGATTATCTGAGAACATACCTCAATTCTACCATATTTAAATTGTAGGCTACAGCGTGTCCCAGGCTATTGTGTATTCCCATCAAATAAGATATAATTTAATTTCTATCTCTATAGCTCAGCGGAAGAGCAACAGGTTTCTACCCTGTGTGTCGGGAGTTCGAATCTCTCTAGGGATACAAAGAAAAACCCCCATTCGGAGGCGGATCCAAATGGGGTTTCCTAGTGTATTGCTACACGTTATACTGGGAGCTTAATCTGTGGGATGCTACAACCAGTACATATGAATTATAAAATGATATATATTCAAAGTCAATAGTTAATCCCAAGTACTTGTTTGCTTTTGATCAAATTCCCAAGGGGCTTCTTTGTATTTATCATCTTTCGTCAATTCAAACAGAATGTCCATGAGAACTTTACAGTCATCATGTTTCCAAGTTAAATTACATCTGCCGTCTTTAACATTAAGGCATTTGTTTAAATAAGACTCAATAACATCAATAGCCTGAAGATTATTCATTATTAATCCCTTTTAGTATAAAAAGCTTGGATAGACGTATCTTGTTCCAGATTTGACTTCAGCAACCCCATGCGTGATTCTCGAACCGTGAATAACTAAATCTCCTGCTGAAGGAGTGTATGATAGATTAAGATCAGGATAATATAATTCCCCGCCCTCAAAATCATCATTTATATAAACAACACACCCGTATTTTGTAATAGCACAAGTACCGTTGTCATCTCTGTCATTAGTTCCTTCTTCGCCACAACTATCTTCGTGTTCATGCATTGTGTCTTTTTCAAACATTCTTACAAACGTTTCTGAAGGCGTTACGCTGTATCCTTGCACAATAGATGCAATTCTTTCTTTTACAAATCGCAGTTCTGGAATTACTTCGCTGACTCTTCCATTATAAAAGTTAATTGTATTTTCAGATCCGCCTTTACCGTGCCAAGTATCTTCCTTTAAGCTTTTGCATACCTCGTAAAGACTAGATACTTCTTCCTTGCTTAAGAAATTTCTATAAACCCATATTTCTTCTTCGTGAAGCTTTTCAATATTTAAGTTATTGTTAAAATTTAGCATTTTTCCTTTTTTTCCAAAAGAATATCTTATAGAAAATTTTTTCTATACGTGCTTCTATCCTGGCTTCCGCTAGCCCAGCAGGAGATTCTTCCCTGTAGTACTTTGATTGAAAGTAGGGATTTTTCATTTGCTTAGAAAATTCATGTGGAGACATAAAATTAGTATACTATTAGTAGCATACTAATTCAAGATTTATTGATCTACAGAAATAGCCCCACGAGCAATTAAAGCATCTACCATTCCGCCGCACATCTGTCTGTATCCTTCTTGAACTGACAGAAGGTGTTTTTCTAGCTCAACAAGGTCTTGCTTCTGCATAACAGCAGCTTGTCTTGATTGAATATTAATTTGTTCAACCATAATTTCTACAATTGCGTTTTTATTCGCCATCTTTATTTTCCTCAACTGAATAAGAAGGGGTAGGCCCAAGTAGGAACCCCTGTTCATGATATTGTATCATTTTTTGTGTGTCTTCGCTACCCACTAGTTTATTTGATATTATAGTAAGCAGGTCATATATTCTGTGTAGCATAATATAATTAACCATTGGTAGGTTGTCTTCTAAATTTTGTGGCTGATTATCCTCAGTCATTAGGCCTGCCTAGATCTTCCCAGAATTTCTCTCGACCCATTTGGTCAGTTTCTACTATCTGACCTCCGTCAGTTTCTATCGACGTGCTCTTTAAGTTTTCCATAATATTCCGTTCCAATAGTTTTCTTGTAATCACATGAAAGGCAATATAAGTATATCTCATCTTCGTTTGATAGGTTAGGCATAAGAAGGCCCTGATCCATTGGACAGTTAATCCTAGGAACAAGGCCTTCCTCTGCTAGAGTTAGGTACTTAGAAACAATTTGAATCTTTTGCAACCTATCTCCTTTTAATCTTTTGGAAACTCTGACATGAGGTTCCTGGCTTTACCGATTGAGTTTGGCCAAGATGACCAATCTTTTCCGCCCTTGGTCATATAATACGTTATCTCTGCGTTTGTTACTGGATCAAATAATTCCTTATTTGAAACTAATTCGAATTTTTCTTTACGATCCATACCTAGGTTTCCCAACATATTGATCTGAAAAATCCCGTAAGATTTATCTCCAGTCCTGGTGTCGTCATTTAAAGCTAGCGGTCTCCCGTTAGACTCTACACGAGCAACAGCCCAAGCTGTTTTTAAAGCAATTCCTTCAAATCCTACAGCCCATAATAAATCTTTTAAATCTGAGGCTGCAAGCATTTCTGAATGCTTATAAGTATCATTACTGAACTTATCTAGTATTTCTCTCTTTAGTTGTTTTTCGGTTTTTATTACCTCTACAGGTAATGTGGTTAACGCTTGACTTGTTGTTGGCCCAGGCTGGACTGTAAACATAAATAATGTTATCATTACTATGTAAGACCAGTTATGAACTACATCGCTCAAACGTTCTTTGATTTTCTCCATTGGCATTTCCTCCTCTAGAGATAACGAACTATAATAGTAGCATTGATCGGATAAGCCTGTCAAGCCAGTCAACCAGAAAGAAAACATGGATATATCTTTTTATACACCAAAATCAGGATTAAATCCAGCAGTTGGCTTTGGATATGCATCTCAACATATAGTTAAATCATTACAAGAATTAGGGCATACCGTAAAATGGTCAAATCCAAAAGCTCAAATACAAATAAACTTTACTCAACCTCATTTATATAAGCTACACAAAAACCAATATCAAATAGGATACACTCCTTGGGAATCAACTGGCATACGACCAGATTGGGTAGATAGATTTAGTTTGTGTGATGAGGTTTGGGCAACCTCAACATGGAACTCAGAGGTATTTAAAGAAAATGGCGTTAACAAAGACATAATGGTTTATCCACACGGTATACAAGATGTTTGGCAGCCACGCAAAAGAGTTGTTAAGGATGTATTTAAGTTTTTGCATATTGGAGAGCCTTCTCCTAGAAAAGATGGGCAATTAGTTTTAGATACTTTTATTAAAATGTTTGGCAATAATCCAAAATATCATTTAACAATTAAAGCACATTTAACTACTTCAATTAGAGTTTACAACGATAAAGGGCAACTTGTTTCTCCGTCAGATGTTTATAGCAACATAAAAATTATTACGGAAGAGTACGGCATTGATCAGCTAGTAATGCTTTATCACAGCCACCACGTTCTTGTATATCCAACTTGGGGAGAAGGTTTTGGATTCATACCGCTTCAAGCTCTTGCATCAGGAATGCCCACTATAACAACTTATCCGTGGGCGGAATACAAAGAGTTTATTGGTCCACTAGCGCTAAAGTCTAACCTTACAGATGAGACTCTTCCAAAAGCAGTAGGAGATCCGCATATTGGTAAAATGTTTAAGCCAGATGCAAAACATTTAGAAGACTTAATGTACGATTCAGTTATTAATTTTAGAGCATATTCAGGATACTACTTCGCCCAGGCACCTAGAATACATGAACAATACAATTGGATTAAGTTGACCAAGAATGCATTTGGTCATTTAGACAAAAAGTTTCTATAGACCTTCCCCTTTGAATTAATATTTGGTAGAATTAGACTTCAACTAAAAATTATAAAACCGCAAGGCGGAGAAAAGGTGTTACTTAAAAATGTCAAAAACTATTGAAAACCCATACGAAAATTTTATTGCATTGTCTCGTTATGCAAGATGGATTCCAGAAGAAAATCGTCGTGAAACTTGGGGAGAAACAGTAGATAGATATTTTGACTTTATGTTAAACCATCTTTTTAAAGAACATTCATATGCGCCAGAATCAAAATTAATTGAAGAGTTAAAGTCTGCAGTCTTTAACAGAAATGTTATGCCATCAATGAGATCGGTTATGACTGCAGGTGCTGCATTAGATAGAGATCATGTTGCTGGGTACAACTGCTCATTTGTTCCAGTAGATAATCCAAGATCATTTGATGAAACTATGTATATCCTTATGTGTGGCACAGGTGTTGGATTCTCTGTTGAGTATAAGTATGTCAATAAGCTTCCTGCCGTTCCAGAGTCATTTGAAAAATCAACTACAGTTATTTCTGTAGAAGATTCTAAACAAGGTTGGGCAAAAGCATACCGTGAGCTGCTTGCATTACTTTGGTCAGGACAAATTCCAGCAATTGATGTATCAAAGGTGCGTCCCGCAGGCGCAAGACTTAAAACAATGGGCGGCAGATCTTCTGGCCCACAACCATTAGTTAACCTATTTGACTTTACTATTGCAAAATTTAAATCAGCAGCAGGACGAAATCTAAAACCTATTGAAGCACATGACATTATGTGCAAGATTGGTGAAGTTGTTGTAGTTGGAGGAGTTCGTCGCTCAGCTATGATTTCTCTATCTAACATTAATGATATTGAAATGGCTGCAGCAAAATCAGGAAATTGGTGGGAAAACAATACACAACGTTCACTATCTAATAACTCTGTTGCATATTCACGCAAGCCAGAGATGGAGCAGTTTATTGCAGAATGGAAATCTTTATATGATTCAAAGTCAGGAGAACGAGGTATATATAATGTGGCCGCAGCTCAAGCCCAAGCAGCCAAGTATGGAAGAAGAGATCCAGATATACACTATGGAACTAACCCGTGCTCAGAGATTATCCTACGTCCTTACCAGTTTTGTAACCTTTCAGAAGTCGTACTACGTGAGAATGATACAAAGAAAGATATTGAACGCAAGGTTGAATTAGCAACTATTCTTGGAACATGGCAGTCAACGCTTACAGACTTTAAATATCTTCGCAAGATCTGGAAAGACAACACAGAAGAAGAACGCCTACTGGGGGTATCTCTTACTGGACAGTTTGGACACAAGTTTATGTCAGGCAAAGAAGATCTAATTTCACTAGAAGCATTTTTAATGACTCTTAGAGAATCAGCAAGAGCAAAGAATAAAGATGAGGCTGAGAAAATTGGGATTCCAGAGTCTGCCGCTATTACATGTGTAAAGCCATCTGGAACAGTATCTCAATTGGTCGGGGTATCTTCAGGAATGCATGCATGGCATTCTCCATATTACATTCGTACAGTACGTGGTTCAAAGGGAGATCCTATTTCTACCTTCTTAAAGGAAGTTGGGATTCCAGTAGAAGACGACGTAATGAAGCCAAACGAAACTTATGTATTTTCATTTCCAGTAAAAGCACCAGAGGGTGCAATTGTTAGAAATGACTTAACCGCCATTGAACATTTAAATATTTGGTTAGTTTACCAACGTGCTTGGTGTGAGCATAAGCCATCAATTACAGTTTCAGTTAAAGAAGACGAATGGATGGAAGTAGGGGCTTGGGTATATAAGAACTTTGATGAAGTTTCTGGCATATCTTTTTTGCCACACTCAGATCATTCATATAAGCAGGCGCCGTATCAAGAAGTAACAAAAGAAGAATACGAAAGTCTTGTTTCTAAGATGCCCAACGAAATTCGTTGGGAGGATTTGTCTTTCTATGAAACAGAAGATGGAACATCTACCAATGCCACCCTGGCATGCAGCTCAGATGGCAATTGTGAGCTTGTAGACATTTCTGCCTAAAGGGTATATAATAAATATTGGGATAAAACCCAAAATTGCTGGGCACAATGCCCAGAAATAAGGAGGATCTATATGACAAAAGATCTAAAGAAGAATGGACTAGTAGAAATGCAAGAAAAAATTCTAGCAGCACTAGCAAGCTATGGTCGTCACTTTTTGGGTGCGGCAATTGCTTTGTATATGACAGGTAACACTGACCCATCAGACTTGCTTAAGGGCGGAATAGCAGCATGCCTGCCAGTTATTCTTAAAGCACTTAATAGTAACGAGCCAGCTTTTGGATTTACTAAGAAGTAATTTTAACAAGTAATTAGGATGACTCCTGTGCTAAAATAAGCATAGGAGTTTTCCTATTTAGGAGATTTAGCAGATGGCAAGCCAGAAGAATTTTGAAATAGATCAAAACACTACTTTTACATTTACCGTTGAATATAAAGACAATAACGGTGTTGCAATTGTTCTTACTGACTGCTCTGTAAAAATGCAGGTTCGTGACACTAAAGGCGGAAGTAAATTAGCTTTTAGCCTTACATCACCAGCAGGCGGAATATTAGTAGACGAAGCCCTTGGCAAAATCACAATTAAGATGACCCCTACCCAAACAAACAAATTATTCTATCCTAAATCCTCATACGACGTTATGTTGACAGATAGCAATTTGAATAAAACAAAGTTGCTTGAAGGATTTATCACTTTGAGTAGATCGGTAACCATTTAATGCCAATTACCAACAATAATAGTAATCCAACAGTCATAGTAACAGAACAGGTAAGCAAACTTGTTTTGAATACCCCTGGACCACAAGGCCCTCGTGGTAAAACGATTCTAAATGGCAATGGTGCTCCTGCCGATATTCTGGGATTTGAAGGGGACTTTTATTATGATAAACAAACAACTAGATTTTATGGACCAAAACCAAACGATGCCTCTTGGGCTGGAGCCGCAAATTATTTACTAAGCACCAGCACTTTAACTTACCCATTTTCGATTGGGCAGGTTGTAAATCAAGGATCTTACTGGGCTCTTGAGATAACTCACAATATGGGATATAACCCCAATGTAACAGTTAAAAATAGCGCAGGCGATATATTAGAAACTGGAATAGACTATAATAGTATTAACAAAATTACACTGACAATGGCTCAACCATTCGGTGGGATAGCGTACCTATCCTAAAGGAGAATAGAAAATGGCAAGATTATTTGTAACTGATATCAATCTTAATAAGAATGAACTTCAGAACGCTAGAATTCAAGGGCTGACGGCAAATCCGTCATCTCCAGTAACTGGACAGATTTATTACAACACAACTGAAAATGTAATGTACTATTACAATGGTGTAGCGGCACCTAACGGTCCATGGATTCCAATGTCTGGCTCTATAGAGGTCATACAAGATACAGTTAATACCACAGTTATTGCAGGAGTAGGTTTAGATAAAACTTATGACGATACTGCAGGGACTCTTACATTAGATATTGATTCTACAGTTACTACACTTACTGGATCACAAACTCTTACAAACAAAACTTTAACAAGCCCAGTCCTTGGTGGAACTACAACAACCGCTTCAGGCAACCTTGTTGTAAAACCAGCTACAAACATTTTAGAGGTCCAAGGAGACGGAGTTTCAGTAGTTGGACAGCTTCAACTTAATTGTCACGTAAACTCTCATGGACAAAAAATTGCTTCTCAACCACACAGCCAAAATGCAACAAATACATTAAAGCTTCCTGGTGGAACCACAATTGGAAACGCAGATGCAGTTCTCGTATCTGACACAGGCACACAGACTTTAACGAATAAGACATTGACATCCCCTGTAGTTACAGGACTAGACGCAACATATACAGAAAAAGGTCTTGCATCTTTCGATTCAACAGACTTTACGGTAGCATCAGGTGCAGTAACATTAAATGCTGAGCGGGTACAAGATATTGTATCTTCACAAATTGTTGCAGGAGAAGGCATTGACGTAACCTACAATGATGCAGCAGGAACACTAACAGTAGATGCAGAAATTGCAACAACTACAAACCGTGGTGTTGCTTCTTTTGCTACAGCAGACTTTACCGTAACCGACGGTGCAGTAACTATAAAGAATGTTGATCTTGCTACACAAACAACTGGTAATTATATTGCTACAATTGCTGGAACAGCAAACGAAGTAACAGTAACTGGTTCAGGGTCAGAAAACTCAGCAGTTACAGTTGGTTTACCAGATGATGTAACAATTACTAATAACCTTACAGTTGGCGGTAACTTAAACGTAACTGGAACAATTAACTCAGTAAATACCACTCAGGTAAATATTGTTGATAATAAGATTAATCTTAATACCGACTTTACTGGTGCCCCAGTAGCAGATGCTGGTATTCGTGTAGAGCGTGGAACATCTGCAGACACAGAAATCCTATGGAGAGAGTCAGCTGGTTCATTACAGTCTGCAGGAACCTGGGGACTTACAAATGATGGAACCAACTATCACTCAATTGCTAGAAAATATACATCAAATATAACAACAACAGAAGCCGCTCCATTTACATTTATAGCCGCTCATAATTTAGGCACTAGAGATGTTACGGTACAAGTTTTTGCAACAGCCGCACCATATAATCAGGTTGAATGTGACGTTGATCTAACCTCTACTTCAACAGCAACTCTAACATTTGCAGCACAGCCAACAGCTGGCGCATACAGAGTAGTTATTGTCGGATAAAGCATGACAAAAAAATTCTTAACGCCTATAGCACCACCAGCGCTTACTGCAGATCCATCTGTAGGAATAGCTGGAGCTATATACTATAATAGTTTAACTGGAAAGTTAAAGATTTATTCTGGTACGGCTTGGGAAAATGTTTCTACAGGAGTTTCAGTATTATCAGGACCACCAGCTAATCCAGATTTAGGGCAACTTTATTTTGATACATCAGAAAGCACATTTAAAGGCTACAATGGACAAGTTTGGTATGATGTTGCGGGACCAAAAGAAATTTTGGAGCACACCCACAACGTATCAAGTGGTATAGTAGAAGAAGTAAATTATGGAGAGTATGTCGATGACTCTAGAATTTTTGCAAATTCAGGAAGTAATAGTTCAAATTTTCTAGGTGATTATATTGACGGAGGTGGTGCATAATGGCAATTAGAATTCAATTACGCAGAGACACAGCAGCAAATTGGACTTCAGTAAACCCAACATTACGAGCAGGTGAAATTGGTATTGAAACAGATACCCTTAAATTTAAAATTGGTAACGGCTCAGCATGGAATGCTACTTCTGGATATGCAAACGTTACTCCTTCTGGACTAACTAACAGCCTTGGAAACTATATACTCGTATCCGATCAAGGAAATCCTGGAGGACCAGCAGAACTTGATGCAAACGGCGACTTAATTATCCCAGAAAACTCAGTTATTCTTTGGAATGACGATGCCTACAGCTTTACAACAACATTAACAGCTACACAGCCAACAGCTAATAGAACAATCACAATCCCAAATAGTTCTGGAACAGTAGCACTTACTTCAGATATTACAGCACACACAGATCTTACAGCAGCACATGGCGCAACAGGCGCCGTAGTTGGCACAACCAACACACAGACACTTACAAATAAAACCCTTACATCTCCAACAATTAATACACCAACTGGAATTACAAAAAGCGATGTTGGTCTTTCAAATGTTGACAATACAACTGACGCACTAAAGCCAATATCAACTGCAACGGCAACTGCCCTTGATCTTAAGGCCCCACTAGCCTCACCAGCATTAACAGGAACTGCTACTGCGGTCAATTTAACAATATCTGGCGACTTGACTGTAAATGGAACTACAACAAATCTTAACTCAACTAATCTTGTGGTTGAAGACAAGAATATTGTCCTTGGAGATACAGCAGCTCCAACAGATGCAACCGCTAATGGTGGCGGTATAACATTAAAGGGTACAACAGATAAGACACTTAGCTGGGTAGATGCTACAGACGCATGGACTTCATCAGAAAACATAGACCTTGCTTCAGGAAAGTCTCTATATTTAAACGGTACTCTATTAAAAGATGCCGCAGAAACTCTTACAAATAAGACAGTTGCTCTTGGATCAAATACAGTATCAGGAACAATTGCACAATTCAATACATCAGTTACTGACGCAGATCTTGCGACACTTGCAGGAACAGAAACACTTACAAATAAAACTTTAACAAGCCCAGCTATTAACACCCCAACTGGGATTACAAAGTCTGATGTTGGGCTTGCCAATGTTGATAATACAACAGATGCTAATAAACCAATATCAACAGCAACTCAGACCGCTCTGAACTTAAAGGCAAATTCTTCTGATATTACAGAGCTAGCACAAGATGCAGTAAATACAGCAATTGTTGCAGGAGTTGCGCTTACAAAAACATATGATGATGTAGCAAATACAATTACAGTAGATCTTGACAATACAGCGGTAACAGCTGGTTCATATGGATCCTCAACCGCAATTCCTACATTTACAGTAGATGCCCAAGGACGTTTGACGGCGGCTTCAACCTCTGCCCTTGCAACCGCTCTCTCAATAGCGGGAGACACTGGAACAGATACAGTTAGTTTATTAACAGATACCGTAACCGTTACTGGTGGAACAGGAATTACCTCTGCGGTAACAAATAATACAGTAACTTTAGATATTGATTCTACTGTTACAACAAATTCTGGAACACAAACCCTTACCAATAAAACTTTAACAAGCCCAATTATAAATGGCGCAGCCGTTGGAGGCTCTCTTGTTCCTTCAGCTGATTCCTTGTACGACCTTGGCTCTAGTGCAAATAAATTTAGAGATCTTTATTTATCAGGAGCCACTCTTTATCTAGATGCAGCTACATTGCAATTAGATTCTGGAAACATAAAGTTTAGTCACAGTGGAAATTCTACAACGGTACCAATTGGTGGTGGAAACCACACGGTAACAACCCTTGCTGGTACTCAAACTTTAACTAACAAAACTTTAACCTCGCCAACAATTAACACCCCAACTGGTATAACTAAGTCTGATGTTGGTTTAGCAAATGTAGACAACACAACAGATGCCAATAAACCTATTTCAACAGCAGCACAATCTGCCCTCAATGCAAAGCTGGCACTTTCTGGTGGAACAATGTCTGGCGCAATTGCGATGGGTACAAGCAAAATTACAGGTCTTGGAGCACCAACAGATGCAAATGATGCAGCAACAAAGACATACGTTGACGGTGTAGTAACAGGCCTTGTTGACGGTGCACCAGATCTGCTAAATACATTAAATGAAATTGCGGCAGCAATTAATGATGATCAAAATTACACAACAACTATTACAACAGCTTTAGGCACCAAGGCGCCTACTGCTTCTCCAACATTTACTGGAACAGTAACTCTTCCAGCGGGAACAGTAACTTCAGCAATGATTGCGGATGCAACAATTGTTGATGGGGATATTAATGCATCAGCAGCAATTGCACAATCAAAAATATCAGGTTTGGCACAAAGTTTTACGCTCAAAGCAGATGTCGATTCGCCAATATTTACTGGAGTTCCTCAGTTTCCATCTGCAGCTGAAGCTGTAACTCAAGCAACAACTAACGACACCACAAGAATTGCAACAACCCAATTTGTTAATAATGTAACAGCAGTTCACGCAGGCCTAACAGAGTCACATGGCGCAGTAGGCGCCGTAGTTGGCACAACCAACACACAGACTTTAACCAATAAAACTGTATTCCTAGCTAACAATACACTTTCAGGCACACTTGCTGAATTTAATACTGCACTAAATGGAGATAATTTTGTATCTCTTACTGGCACTGAGGAACTTACTAATAAAACAATTAGTGCCGCAAGTAACACGCTTACTGGCGTAGTTACCCTGACTGGAACCCAAACTCTTACCAATAAAGGTATAAATCTAACTGACAATACACTTTCAGGTACGCTTGATCAATTCAATAATGCACTAGCTGGAGATAATTTTGTATCTATTGCTGGCACTGAAACTCTTACTAATAAAACAATTGATGTCACAACTAACCAACTTGTTGGCGTAGTACTTCCAAATAGCACCGAGGAACTTACTAATAAAACAATTAGTGCTGCAAGCAACACACTTGTTGGTATAGCCACATTAACTGGAACCCAAACCCTTACTAACAAAACAATTGATCCTTTAACAAATAATTTACCAGGGGTGGTAACTCTTACTGGTACACAAACGCTTACAAATAAAACACTAACAAGTCCTACTATTACTGGTGTCAATTTTGGCACAGCCCCTATATCTGTAGTAGCTCCTACAGAAGATGGGCATGCTGTAAACAGGGCATACGTAACCGCAGCTCTTTCTGATGCCGTTGGATCTGATATATTACCTATAGACGATATTTCTGATGAATTCGACGGGTCTGAATCAAGATTCCAATTAAAATATGATGGTTCAAATTTTACCCCAACAAACCCATACAAGCTTTTAATAACAATTAATGGTATACTACAAGTATTGGGAAACCAAAGCACTCATTGGCTAAGTCCAATTCAGTCCGAGGGGTATTTATTTGATAATGATGGATTCGTACAGTTTGGAGAACCAGTTCCAGTAGGATCCAAGTTTGAAGCAAGATACATGTCGGGCCCGAATAATCAGACAGCTAAAAAATCACTTTATCCATTTAGGGCAGTGGATATACACTTAGGAGAATAAGAATATGGCAAGAAAAGTATTACTAGAGACAAGCTACACATTTACACCTTCAACGAGAACGATCTCAATTCCAAAGACAATTTTGAGAGAAAGACTGCTGTTGATTACAAACGTAACAACAAATCAGGTTATTTATAACTTCTCAGATCCTAGCTTAGGATGTACTTCATACAATACAAGCACAAGCACTGCAATGGTAGAGAACACGACACTTGTTCTAGAATACAATACTGCATCGATGTCTTCTAACGATAAGATCCAAATCACAATTGATGATGCCAACGAAACATTTATGCCAGCAGAAACTTTGCTGGACACAACAAATAAGCTTAGAGTAACTCAGCCTAGAGCACTCATTGACACCGACTTTGAATATGGTATTCAGCAAACAAAATGGGAAAACCTAGGCCTTTATAACAACAAGCCATTCGCTTTTGCAAGACCAACCCCTATTGCTAATATTTCTTCAATTACATATCCCGCTCTATCTAGAACAGTTTCAATAACTCTATCATCAGGCGCAGCACCAGCAAACGGAACTCCAATTACTGTAGTTGATACATACATAACTGCTGCAAATGGAAACTTTGTAATTGAATCTGGTGGTGGAACTGCAACATTTACATACGCTGCAAGCGCAATAAATAGAACTGGTATAACAGCCATATTTGATCCAAACAAAACCATTGTTACCCAAGGAGATCTTTTTACTGGAGCATCAATTGGTGGCCTTCCATCATCATTTACATACAGTGGAAGAAAAATAACTGTAACAACGCAGGTTCCTCACGGCCTTGCTATTGGAAATGAAATTGTTGTTCTAGGATCTACAGCAACAACTAATGCTCCAAATGGAAATCAAGAAGTTGCTCAAATTACTGGCCCATCAACATTTCATTACTATGTAGATGCAGCCCCAACAGGAACTCTTGCTGGCCCAATGGTAGTTTACGTAAGACCTCAATCTAGTTTTGCTCACAGACCGAATGATGGAGGAGTGCTTTTTGGCACAAATGCTTCATCAAACTACGCATCATGCATTAGACAGACTAGAAGATATTTTAGATATCAGTCTGGTAAAGGACTTCAGGTATCATCTGGTACAATTTTAAAGCCATACGCAGGAGTTGAAAGTATTACAAGCGTTGGTCTTGTAGTAACAGTCCAAACAAAAGAAAAGCACAATCTTCAACCAGGCACAATAGTCAAAGTTGGTGGATGCGATCAAGCCGCATATAATGGATCATTTGCAATTGTAAATGTTCTTTCAGACGATAAGTTTACTTATGAGGCACCAGCTACCCCATCATCCGCACTTGCTACAGGAGCATTCTTTGTATCTGTAGAGTCTTGGTTTGGATGCCAAAACAGACTAGGAATGTTTGATAATCAAAATGGATTATTCTGGGAGTATGACGGACAATTTCTATCTGCAGTTAGAAGAAATTCAACTTTTCAGCTTTCTGGTAAAGTAACCGTTACTCAAAACTCAGCAACAGTTACTCAGTCAGATGCTTACTTCCCAACTGCTTTTGCAAAGCAGCTAATACCAGGAGATTACGTTGTAATTAGAGGACAATCCTATAAGGTAGTTGGAATTGGAACTGATGCATCTATGACAATTAGCCCTGCTTACAGAGGTGCAACTACATCATTTGCAGTTATATCAAAGACACAAGAAACTAGAATTAAGCAGTCCGAATTTAATATGGACAAGCTAGACGGAACAGGACCATCTCAATACAATATCGATCTTTCAAAGATGCAGATGTTCTATATTGATTACACATGGTATGGTGCAGGTTTCGTAAGATGGGGAGTAAGAGGCCCAAAGGGTGACGTTGTTTATTGCCACAAGATGCCAAACAATAACGTTAACACAGAAGCTTACATGCGAAGCGGAAACCTTCCAGGACGCTATGAATCTTCAACTACTCCAGCATATACAGCAACAACCCAAACTGTTTTAACAACAGACTTAGCTCTAAATGTAAGGTCAACAGCAGGGTTCCCAGGCGCTGGAACTCTAGCAATTAAAAATGAATCTGCTGTAGAGTATGTAAATTACTCTGCAAAATCAGATACATCATTTACTGGTCTTACAAGAGGTAGAGCAGGAGAAGCTAACTTAAGCATAACTCAAGCTATTGGTTCTTCCGAAGGAACAGTTGCTAGCGTAGCTAATCTACAAGCTGGTATGAGATTAATTAGCACAGCTTATCCAGAAGGAACATTTATTCACTCTATAGCTGGACTAGTAATTAAGACTAGCAAGGCCGCACTTTCAGCTAATCCAACAGGAGTCATTGCAGCACCTATGGGAGCTACAAGCGCTCAACTATTTACATTAGATCCAGTATCACCGACAATGGTAGAGCTGGCTTACCCAAGCTTTGCAGCTTCTATATCACACTGGGGAACTTCAGTAATTATGGACGGTGGATTTGATGAAGATAAGTCCCTAGTATTTACTTACGGACAGAGAACTGCAACTTCTGTAGCAGCAGGACAAAGCAGAGGGCTCTTTGCAATAAGACTTGCTCCTTCAGTTGATAACGGTATTGCCGCAGCATTTGGACAACGTGAACTTATTAACAGAATGCAGCTAGCTCTAAAGGCTCTTGACGTAACCGCTACAACATCTGGAGGAAGTGCAAACCTTCTTGTTACAGCAATTTTGAATGGAGTTTCAAGCTCCGCAACTACTTGGACAAACGCAGTTGGTAACGTAGCAGGTGTTGCTAACTCATCACTATCTCAGATCGCAGATTACTCTGGTGGATCTACAACAGTTACAGGTGGTGAAGTTACAGCAGGATTCTTCTTAGGATCTGGAGCAAACTCAATTGACCTATCAAATGTTCGTGATCTAGGAAACTCAATCTTGGGTGGTGGAGGAACAACCTCTAACCTTCAAATTTATCCTGACGGACCAGATGTTTTAACAATTGTTGTTCAAAATATTGGATCATCAACAGCATCTGTATTCGGAAGACTATCTTGGACAGAAGCCCAGGCATAAGGTAAAGCCATGGCCCTCAATAAAGGTAAATTTAATACTGATGAGGACTTGCAAGTCAAGTCCTTATCAGTGAATGACAGAGCTGGATTTCAAGGAACAACAACCTTGGCTGGAACAGTTAATTTAACAGGAGACCTTGATCTATCAGGTGGCACTGTAAGGTTTGCAGACGGTATTCAGAGTAAAATATCTGTACAGTCTTTAACTCCAATCACTACTGTTTATTTCCCGCATACTCTTAATAGTCTAAGCGAAAGAGATACAATCATAGATGTCAGAATGCAAGTTGCAAATAATTTTACAATACCAGCAGACTCTGTTGTAAATTTCCCCGTAGGAACAACTTTAGATATTTTGCAGTCTGGAACAGGACAAACAACCGTTGTGGCTGGCCCTGGAGTAGTATTAAATTTTACGCCAGGACAAAAATTAAGATTTCAGTGGTCAATGGCAACACTATTAAAACGAGACGCCAACACTTGGCTTTTATTTGGTGATTTAACTGTTTAAGAAAGGCAATTAAATGGGTAAAAAAGTTGGTAGAAAATCTCAGCTCTCTGGAGACTTTGAGCTTCCCATACCACCTATAAATGTTGTTGTAACAGACGTTGGAACAAACAGGCCTTTTAACAATGCTTCAGCTATAGTCTCTTTTGAGTATCCACCAAACCAGCTACCAATTATAAGCTACACCGCTATTTTAGTAACTGATCAAGGAACATTTTCGGATATTAGTGCATCTTCTCCAATTACAATTGTTGGTATTCCACAAGGTGCAACAGGAACGGCAACTGTAAAGGCAACCAACGCAAATGGACAATCAGATGCATCAACCGCCTCTTCTCCTGTTTTATTTACAACCATACCTGCTGCTGTAGCATCAGTAACTGCAGTTTCTAGTACAACTGGACCAGGACACAGCGCAACAGATTTAAGAGGACAAGATGTTGTTTCTTGGCCCGCAGCAACTTCTGGTGGAAAGCCTTTAACAAAATATATTATTACATCTACCGATACGGCGGCGCAACCAGGAGGATTAACTTCTCCTTATGAAGTTACTGGTACAACAACAACTATTAATATTAGAGAAACAATGGGAACAGTTCAAACTTATTCTGTAGTTGCAGTAAATGCAAATGGAACATCTTTGCCAAGATCTTCAAATCAAATTACAACTTTCTTTGCCCCTCCTGATTTCTTCTCTCCTCCACTATTCTTTGCCCCACCTGATTTCTTCGCCCCACCAAGATTCTTTTCACCACCACTATTCTTCAGCCCACCTCTATTCTTCAGCCCACCTCTATTCTTTACTCCACCACTATTCTTCGCTCCGCCAAGATTCTTTTCTCCACCACTATTCTTTACTCCGCCTCTATTCTTCGCTCCGCCAAGATTCTTTTCTCCACCACTATTCTTCTCACCACCATTATTCTTCTCACCACCAAGATTTTTTGCACCTCCAGGCTTCTTCTCACCACCAAGATTTTTTGCCCCACCAGGATTCTTCTCGCCACCAGGATTCTTCTCGCCACCAAGATTCTTTTCCCCACCAGGATTCTTCTCGCCACCAAGATTCTTTTCTCCACCAAGATTTTTTGCCCCACCAGGATTTTGTATTCCAGAAGATACTAACGTCTTAACAAAAAACGGCTACAAAAAAGCCAAAGAAATCGTTAACGGAGATATTTTGTTAACAGTAAACTTTGATGATAGCCCAGAAGGAGACGACACTTGCAGCATAGGCAACGTAACTAAAACTTGTTTCGAACTAGTAGATAACTGGAGAGCAGATGAATTGAACAATGTGTCTTATGTTGAGTCTACAGTGTTTAATATTTACGAACAAACTTACACTACTGTTCTCAGAATAAATAACGAAGAAAAATATGACTTGTCTACATTTGAACAAATTTTAATAAAAAGAGGCGACAAATATAGATTTATGACAACATCAGAATTGAAACAATACGATCAACTTGTATTCTATAAAGAAGGTGTTCTAGAATTTATAGGTGTTGAATCAATTGAGGTTATTGAAAAAGAAACCAAGGTGTTCTTGTTTTATAGAGAGCCATGGGGACTAATAGCAGCAGAATCAATGCTGGCTTATAACGGCTGCAAGACCCTAGCGTAACCTATTGACTAGGCTTGTTTAAAATGATATTATGTATTTATGATATATAACAAACAACAGCTATATCCAGGCATCTGGAAATATCCAAATGCCTTCCCTAAAGAATTAAATTTAATTCAAAGAATTGAAGATAAAGTAAACGATAATATTTTAAAGTGGAATATTGCAACGGTATCTTTAGAAGATCAAGATTTAGAGTATAGAAATTGTCAAGACTTAAAGATTTACGATAAGCCAGAATATTTAGATATATACAATGACATATACAATTGCCAAAAAGATCAAGTAGAAGATTTTTGTGAAATGTACAGTATTAAAATGGATTTTTGGGAATGGACAAATGCTGTAAAGTATTATCCAAATCAATTTTTTAAAGAGCATGCTGACGATGGATGGTCTTATAAATCTACCGTATCATTAGTTGGATATCCTAATTCTGACTATACTGGCGGAGGTCTTTTTTTTCCTAAGTTCGATTTACATATAGAGCCTAATGAAGGAGACTTAATAATTTTCCCGTCTTCCTTTATTTATTCTCATGTGGCCCTTCCAGTGGATTCTGGGGTGAAGTACTCTTTTGTAACAATGTTAGACTATAATGATGATGCTCATTCAAAAGAATACGATGACTATGTTGATAGAAAACACAAAAAGGTGGTTAATTAAATGTTGCCAAATGCAGAAACAATATACCCAGGAATTATTGTATACAGAGATGTTTTTAAAAAAGAATATAATTTAGATCAAAGGCTAGAGTCAGTGCTATCTAAGACACAGGGCAAGAAGCATTGGAATCTAGCCCAGACTGGATACGATACATTGAATAAAGATTACAGAGATGCTTGGGACTTTAAAATTAAAGAAAACAATGGCGGATCATTAATGCTGGGCAATGGAACTCATGTTGACCCAGAAGATTTTACTGAAGATGAAATTGAATTAAGGCAAATTTGGAGAGAAGCAAAAAGTCTTCAAATGTCTGCAGTAGCAGACTATATGCAAATGTTTCAAATTCCTCCGTTGAATTATTGGGAGTCGTTTAATTTTATTAAGTACGGCAAAAACCAACACTTTAATGTCCATTCCGATCATGGATATTCTTACGTATGCGTATTATCTTCAGTAGGGTATATCAATGATGATTATGAAGGCGGAGAACTATTTTTTGACAAGCTTGGCGTTACAGTAAAACCTAAAGCTGGAGACCTATATCTTTTCCCGTCTTCTTATATATATTCTCATGCAGCAATGCCAGTTAAATCAGGAACTAAATATGCAATTGTGACAATGTTAGATTATCAAGAAGCACCTCATACCCCAATGTATCGAGAAATCGAAGCTAGTTACGAATACAACCACTTGGTTGAAGGGAAAAGATTTAAACCTGCCGAACAAAGGGATATGTAGTTGATTAAAATTGATGCTTATAAAACCGCAGAGTTTTCTGCTAATGTCAGACCGCTTTCTGCAAAAAGAGATTGGATGGATGAAACTGCCCATAATCATGCATATAGATGTTTTCCACTTACACTAAGCAATCAAGCAGGTTGGGGTTTATCTTTTCCTGAAGATATAACTTTTATGTGGGATGGGATAACAAGCACTTCCTCGGACAACGTAAAGGTCTTGCAAGGACAACAATATTGTGAAACTGGTAGAGGACACGCAACAATTAACTTTAAAACTAACCTAACATTTGTAACGGATAAAGACTACAGCCTTTTGTCTTTCCCAGTCCCTAATCATTTTGTAGATGGGGCCAGCGCAGTCACAAGCATTCTAAGTACATCTTTTTTTGAAGGGCCTCTACCAGTTGCATGGAAGATTACAAGGCCATTTGCCCCAATTACAATCAAGGCAAATGATCCTATAATTGCAATAATGCCAATATCTCTTACTCAATTAAATAATTCTACAATTAATTTGAGAGAAGGACACGACGCACCTTTGATAAAAAGAGATATCCCTCTCACTCTTGAGGGAGCAATGGCTGCTGCCGAAAAAGCTAATGCCGAAGGTAAGTGGACGGATTACTACAGAGATGCCGTAGACTATATGGGTAATGTTCTGGGAGAACATGAAGTTAAATCAATTAAGCTAAATGTTAAGAGTCTAAATAAATGAAAATTGTTTTTAATTCTAATAGGGCATATAACGATAAAAATACTGTGCCTTCTCCAGCAAAAAAAACTACTCCAGATTGGTTTTTAAATGCAAGCAAATATTGGACGGATGAAAATGACGCAGTAATAGATTTCCCACCACATAATAGCAAAGGGCCTGGGTTTAAATCTTGCCCAGCATTACATGATGTTTTTTCATCAGGATATATGTTTACAACTCCATGCGATGTAGCGGTTACTAAATATAATGATAATGTTTATATTCAAGCAGAACAAGGATTTGCTGGATTTTGTGAAGGCAGACCCCACATGGGCCAATTCCATTATCCAGAAGGATATTATAATCAAGGATTTCATTGGTATCCAGACTGGGGATTTACCTTGCCCAAAGGCTATAGCGCCCTTGTAATGCAACCTATAAATCATTTTGAGCTGCCCTTTTTGACCACAGGAGGTATAATTGATAGTGACAAGTACGGGGCACCAGGACTTATTCCCTTTTTTATAAAAAATACTTTTCAGGGTATAATTAAAAAAGGAACTCCTTATGCACAAATTTTTCCATACAAAAGAGAAGACTGGTCTTCCGAAGCTAACTTGTTTACAGAAGAAGAGATGGCAAATAGCCACGAAGCACATACAAAAATTTATAGAGAAGATAGCTTAGGAAAAGCAAAATATGGAGTTTACAAGCAAAAAACTTGGGTTCCCAAAAGGTATGAATAAAGAAAAGGATGAAATAAATGAACAATAACATTTCTGATATAAGAAATCACAGAACATCTATAACCCCATCTGGATATTTCGGCACAGGCCCAGAGCATATAGTAGAAATTGAAAATTTTTTAACAGATGAAGAGTGTGAGTACCTTTTAGAGTTTGTTAAAAATAATAATACTTGGGATTCAGGCGAAGACGTATACAACGAAAACGGAACAATTATTTACCAACATAATGTCTGGAAAGACCGAGTAGCGACCAAGAAGTCCTTGGATAAAGTTGGCCCAGAGGTAGTTGAAATGCTTGAAGTAATTATTAACAGATTAAAGCCCGTCATAGAAGAACATTTTGATGTAGAGGTAACTCCTACTGGACCGTGTCTAGTTAGATGGCCAGTTGGATCAATGCAGTGGCCCCATGCCGACAAAGAGCTACATGAAGGTCCAGATGCTGGCAAGCCAGGTAACTTCCCTTGGTATGACTTAGGAACAATCTTTTATCTAAATGAAGACTACGAAGGCGGTAGGTTACATTTCCCTAAACAGGAAGTTGCATTTAAGCCAAAGAAGAAGGCAGCCTATTTTTTCCCTGGAGATTTAAATTATATTCACGGTGTTGATATAATTACAGAAGGCACCAGATACACCTCTCCGTGGTTCTGGACAATAGATAAGTTAGGAAGAGACAAATAATGTCAAGTCTTGTAACAAAAACACTATATCCTAGAATTGAAGTTTACAAAAACTTACTGCCAGATCATAAGAAAATATTTGAAGTAATTCAATCTACAGAAAACAATACTGGAGACAAATACTTCAACCCATGGACCCCTTGGAGTGCTTTTGGTAATTATGCCAGCACAAAATTTAAAGGTGGGGTCCAAGATCAATTAGGCAAAGATGAAGAATTTGATCTACAATATTGGGCTGCAGAAACAGTATATGATGCTTATAACTTAGCAATCGATGACTATATTGATAAGTATAAGATTGATCTTCCAGAAGATTGCAAGCTTGGATCTTCTTCTTTCTGTAAATACCACACAAATGTGGATGCTTTAAAAAATAATTTAACAATGCAGTATCACACAGACTTTAAGCAAAGCGAAAGAGATATGCCAGGTAATCAATTTTTCTTAACTTGTACTGTTTACATAAATGATGACTATGAGGGTGGAGAGATTGAATTTTATGTAGACGGAGAATTCGTCCCTGCATATAAGCCAGAAGCTGGAGATATTATGGTGTTTCCATCTGGAGAGCCATATTATCACGGAGTTAGAACAGCTACCAGAGGCAACAAATACCTTATTAGAAACTTTATGATGTACCCGTATGCAGGATCGGAAGAATGGCTTGCCAACCAACTCAAGTATGGAGCAAAACGTTGGGCTGAAATGGAACAAGCAAGAATAGACGCCGACGTTTATGGTGGAAACTTAGTTTTTAAAGATGGCCAAAAAGTTGAGCCAACTAAAAAAGAAATAGAAGATCATTTAGATTTTGTATCTAAAACAGAAAAGAAGGAATGCTAATGGAGATAACAGCGTTAAAAGACGATATTTTTATTATTGATAATTTAATAACAGAAGAAGAATGTAAGTCTATTATTGGATATCTAGACGGAATTGTAAATGCAGGACATTTAGAGTGGAATCAAATTTCTTTCTATGGATCCTTTGCCATGGGCTATTGGCCACACGACGACAACCTTACTTTATTTGGGCTGCCAGCAAATTATTTTTCTATATTAAAAGAAAAAATTAAAAAAGCTGGAGAAGAATGCGCTGGACTAGATTTGTCAGAGGTTAGCTATCACGCACAGAAATGGGTGATAGGAGCATTTGCTAGTTTCCATTCAGATAATACACATGAGGATGGAAGTCCTTCTGCATTCTATAAGAGTAAGTATGCAGGGTTTCTTTACTTAAATGATAATTTTGAAGGTGGGGAATTAAACTTTAAGCATCACGATATTACGGTTAAAGCTAAACCAGGAAGACTTGCATTCTTTAAAGGTGGACACGGAAATGAACACGAAGTAACAACCGTAAAGGGCGCAGAAAGATATACCGTAGGATCATTCTGGGATCGTGCAGATGCAGTGTATACCCCAGAGCAGGTTGCTGAATGGGAAACGGAATTAAAACAAACAAGAGCCGAACAAGAAGAAACCTACAAAGAGTGGAAAGCTAATCAAGAGCAAGGCAATATTCCAACTTATAAAGGAAAATATGATTAAAGAAGTATTACATCCTGATATACATTACTATAAAAATGTTATTGCAGATCCCAAATCTTTTGTAAAAGAGATTGAAGATATGGATGCTTTCCAGGGACCCTTTTCTCAAATATCACAATGGGAGCAGTGGAATGCATCAAACAGTAATGTTCCTTATGGAAAGCTAAAAAAATGTTTTTTGAATATGTTTCAAAACATTACGGATGCAGATAGAAGTAATGCCAAGCTTTGCTCTATGATTACACAAAATGTAATATCAATAGGTGAAGAGTATGCTGCCAGTTCTGGAATAGACTTAGGCTACCTCCCAGTGTACTTTGGTATAAATAAATACAATGTCGGAGTTCATATGGGAGCGCATGTAGACGCATATGATGGAGCAGAAGATACATCTACAGTTTCAATGGTTATGTATTTAAATGATGACTATGAGGGCGGAGAAATAGAATTTCCAAATCACGGCATATCATTAAAGCCAGAAGCTGGAAGTGTGGTAGTGTTTGCCTCAGAAGGAGTTTTGCATGATCCAAAACCAACAATATCTGGAACTAAGTATATGGTACCCATATTCTTTTTCAAAAGGTAAGACTTAGTATATAATAGAATTATGACGTATACCTTAAAAGTTATCAAAGATTATCCAATTGGGTTTTGGCCGCTGGATGAGACTTCGGGAACTACTGCCACAGACATTTCTGGATGCGGAAACAACGCTACATATGTTGGGTCTCCCGCATCAAACATGTTGCCAATTATTGCAGGCGGCGGATCAGGAACTAAAATAACTAATACTGCTTATATAACACTGCCAACATCAAAAGACTTCTATGGCTCATCTGTTTCAAATGGACTAGGAAACAAATACTCTTCAGACAATGACTTTACCTTAGAGTTATGGGTAAGCCAAGATATTCAATCGTCCACATCTACCACTCTGTTTGCAGATGTTGCAGACGGCATAGGCTTATATTATGAAAAGGGAGACATCGTATTTAAAGTTTCTAATACAGAACAAATTAGATGGGCATTATTTTATAGCAAAAAAGCTGTGCATATAGCAGGAGTTTATTCGGTTGACTCTATTAGTTTATTTATAGATGGCAAGCAGGTAGCAATTAAATCTATAGACTCTTCATTTAAATTTACTAATACGCAACTAGATTTACAAATTGGTCCAACATCAAATGTCTCAGATTCTTTTATTGTAGATGCTCCAGCGGTATATAGATATGGGCTAACGGGAGACAGCCTACTAAAGCATTTTAATGACGGCAATTATTACATACAGCCAATTCATGTGGCTCATCCAGAAAATGGCACCGTATTCTCTTGCTCAGACTTAAATAACAGAGTAGACTTTGATTACATATACGGCGTATCCAAACCCTGGGATGAGCTAATAGATTCTAATACTTATTATGATGAAACAAGTCAGTATATTTCTTTTATTCCAACTGAAACCTCCACAGCAAAAACATTAGTTATTGAAGACTTTTTATTTATTCCAACAGGAAGCGGATTCACAAATTCAAAAATTGAGTGGCGGAACGACTTAGGAATTACAGTTGAAACTAGTATAAATGGAACTGCCTACGTATCATGTGAAAACGGAGACTCTATTCCTCAATACACAAAAGGATCATTTGATTCTAGCGGGTTACTTTATATAAAAATCACAATGTCTACTACAGATGCTAGTAAGTTCCTTCCTAGACTTTCTTATTTTTCAATCAGGTTCTATAGAGAATCCTTGGTGTATGCAGACAACTCAAATAGTTATATTGGATCTAATAGTCAATTTAGAGTCGGATCATTAAATTATTCACCATTAATTAGACACTACAATAATGGAATTAGGGCTAAGTCTGGGTATGGATTTGATTCTAATACTGGATTAAACATAAGTACAGTAGAGATGTTTTTTACTCCTAAGACTAATGGCGCAAATACATTATTTTATCACGCAGCCTCTGGCACTAAGTATGCCTGGAATGGCTCTCAAACGGTCTCTAAGGCCTCTATAAGCGCTCTTTACGTCAATGGTGTAGATAAGACATCACAAACAAATGTAAACAATTTCCTGGTCCCAGGAGAGCCTCACCACATAGTTTTAGTATTTGCATCTCCAATTACAGGAGTATTTAAATTTAATTATGAGTCTTCTGGGGGGCCAGATAATCTGTATAATAATATTGCCTTATACCCTAGAGCCCTTTCAGTTACAGAGGTAGGCACACATTTTGATTTATATTGTGGAAGACCTTCTACTTCAGTCGTAGATCCAGCTATCAATGTGACAGAAGCAGCACCAGAATACTATGATAACGACTGGATCGTGGTACAAAGTATATAAATTTGTCACGTACCTTGACAAAAAGCTGGACTTAGACAGCAAGTAATGGTAAAATAAAGGTCTATGGACATCAAGAAGACTAATACAAAATTTTTGCAAGATGAATCAACACTAGGCATATATGTTTGGGAAATGCCTGACGGCAGATGGATTGGAGACGATAATGGGAATTACCTTTCGGTCACGTCTAAAAAAGGAAATAGATCCCTCATCGATGCTTTGGCTAGAGAAGTTCGCTCATATGGCATATATGAAGGTGGGCCTAAGTTTCTTTCCGCTAGGCGGAAAATCAACGACGAAGAGTTTGCAGAACAAAAACAAAGACTTGAGTGGGGACTAGTTCCAGATCCTTTGGATATTGGAAACTATAAAGATGAAATGAAAAAGTTGGGTAAACTAAGATGACAAAATTTGTAGAAGAAGATGACTCACAAGATATTGTAGTCTCAAACGTGGCGGACTGGATGAAGTTTAATACTCCCAGAGAAGAAACAACTACTGACCTATTTAAGGTAAGCGGAGAAGATCTAACAAAAATTTCAGGGCTTAGCCCAGCATTTCGTCGCAAGATGAATAGAGATCTACAAAAAAGATTTCAGGGTATTGACGGAACAGAGACACAGCAAAACCTATTGCAGCAAGCAGTCACTGGCTATGCAATGTTTGATCTTGTTGAGCCTCCATACAACCTAGATTATCTATCAACTATTTACGAAATTTCTCCATACAACTATTCAGCAATTAATGCTAAAGTTTCAAATATTGTTGGTCTTGGCCATGACTTTGTTGAAACACGTAAAACGCAAGAAGCGTTTGATAATATTACAGATGACAAGTCTTTAGACAGAGCTCGTAGAAAGCTAAATAGACTGCGTCAAGATCTATACGAGTGGCTTGAAAATTGCAACGAAGAAGAAACATTTACAGAAACATTAATTAAAGCGTACACAGATGTTGAAGCAACAGGGAATGGCTACATTGAAATTGGCAGAACATCTGCTGGTAAGATTGGCTACATTGGACACATCCCCGCAAAGACTATGAGAATACGCCGTTTGCGTGATGGCTTTATTCAACTGCTTTACGGCAAGGCTGTGTTCTTCCGTACATTTGGAGATCAAGAAACAGAGAATCCAATTGCAGGCGGACTAGATAGACCTAACGAAATTATTCATCTTAAGAAGTACACCCCTACAAATAACTACTACGGTATCCCAGATATTGTAGCGTCATCAAATGCAATGGCAGGAAATGAATTTGCTGGTAAGTACAACCTTGATTACTTTGAGAATAAGGCGGTGCCTCGTTACATTATTACAGTAAAGGGTGCAAAGCTTTCTACAGAGTCAGAGCGTAAATTGCTTGAGTTCTTCCAAGTTGGACTGAGGGGCAAGAACCATAGATCTCTATATATTCCACTTCCTCCAGATTCACCAGATTCAAAGGTTGAATTTAAGATGGAGCCAATTGAGGCAGGAACCCAAGAGTCTTCATTTAACGTATATCGTAAATCAAATAGAGACGAAATTCTATTATCTCACCGTGTGCCAATTAATAAAATTGGAACTCCAGAGGGAGTAAATTTAGCGGTAGCCAGAGATGCCGATAAAACATTTAGAGAGCAAGTATGCCGCCCAGCACAAATGAATTTAGAAAAGAAATTAAATAAAATTATTGAAGAAATGACCGATGCCCTGCTTCTTAAATTTAATGAGCTTACTTTGACCGACGAAGACACTCAGTCTAAAATTGATGAAAGATATTTAAGGATGCAGGTAGTAACTCCTAATGAAATAAGAATTAGAATGGGCATGGTTCCAATTGATGGTGGAGATAAAGTTGTAGAGTTAAAGCCACAGGCACAGGCAGAGGTTAGAGCACAGGCAGGAAAAACCAGAGCTAGAGATTCTGAAAGGTCTGCAAATTCCCCCGATATTTCTGGAGAAGGAAGAAATGCTCAAGGAGACGGAAGACAAGTCGACTGACCCTGCTCAACCATTATTTGCCTTATATACGATAACGTTATAAAATTAAGCATATGAACATTGAAAAATCCTTATGGTCTTCCAATGGCGATCAGATAGTCCTATCGGTCCCATTTACAAAAGTCAACCGTGAAAAGCGTACTGTCTCAGGTTTTGCAACACTAGACAACGTTGATCAGACGGGTGACGTAGTAACTATGGAAGCAAGCATTAAAGCTTTTGAAAATTTCCGAGGAAACATTCGTGAGATGCACAGCTCAAATGCAGTTGGTAAAATGATTTCATTTAAGCCAGAAACATACTATGATGCCAAGGCACAAGAATTTTATAACGGAGTGTATGTAGATGCATACGTTTCAAAGGGTGCTCAAGATACTTGGGAAAAAGTTCTAGATGGAACTCTAACAGGATTTTCAATCGGCGGAAAGATTATTGAATCAGATAACGAAGTCAATAAGTCGACTGGTAAGACAACAAGATTTATCAAGGACTATTCTTTGATGGAGCTTTCAATTGTCGACTCTCCAGCAAACGAACTATGTAACATACTTTCTATCTCTAAGATGAACGGCGAACTAATATTTAAAGGAATAGCAACTGAAGTTAAAGCAGAAAACATTTTTTATTGTGCAGACTCAGACTCAGTATTTATTTCAACAGAAGCATCATACGATTCCCCAGTTACAGGAAAGCCTGCAACACTAATCGGATGGGTAGAGTCAAACGATGTTAACAAAGCAAAAGAAATAAACAAGATTCTTGATTTACATAAAAAATCAAGATTGTCCACGCCTGAAACACAAATTGCAAAACAGGCAGACATAGAAGGAGGTAATGAAGTGTCAGAA